TCATCTATTTCATCATTTATTTTAATTTTTGAATCTGCATATTTTGGAAACTTTAATGGAATATCAATATTCAAATCATTTAAATGAACTTTTTTGATAGGAGGTTCATCTAAATATTTAAATTGAAGTTCTGTTAGTTTAATAGTTTTTTCAATTTCTGCTTTACATTCAGAACAATGTGGGATTCTAACGACAAAACCATTCAAAGAAGTAAAGCTGTTTAATCTAATCCAGAAAATAAGGAATTCTCTATCAGCTAAAATCAAATCTTCGAATTTCATATTTTCAAGAATACAACATTTTTCTAATAATTCATTACAAATCGACGTTGAATTAAGTGGAGATAATGTTGCTAAGAATTTTACTTCCAATACTGACATTGAACGTATCTTAATTTTTAAATCTTTTGGATATAATCTACCTCTTGACGGTAGCTCATTTGCGTCAATCTGCCAATAGTTAAAATTATCATAATTATGATGTGTTTGATTAATTTTATTCATATCACCCTGGTTCTGCAAGTAATTTAATTGTTGCTTGACCGTTAAACATACCCCCTGGAGCTGCACCTGTTGCTGTTCCAAATGCTGGTGGTGTTGCAAGAATTGCATCTTTTAAATATTCTTCAAATAATTCCCAAAAAACATTAAACACATTTGGGTCTTCTAATGGTTCTGATTTAAATCTATTAATAAAATCTCGACCATATTTCATAAAATGAATTGTAACTATATTTGGAATAGTTGCTATAACAGCAAAAGGTGGCATAGAAACCCAAGTTTTTAAATATGTATTTATTTGCATTCCAATATAATTAAATATATTTGGATATATCATTTCTTCAGTTAATTCAAAACTTTTCATTACTTTCCAATCCAAATGTAAAGAAACATCTTGTGGCTTTATAATTGGACCAGTAAAAGGATAAGATGCACCAGCAGCAGGAGTAGTTACCATACCAGTAATTGTTCCATACTGCAATGGAACTCTTACATTAAACCAATCATTCAATGACTGAGCAAATATTCTATAAAATTCTCCAGGAGGTGAAAACGGTGTTAACGTTTTCAATCTTGGTTGCATAATATCTTTAAATGCTGCTAAACCCATTACTTAAAATCGCCCCAGAAATCACTAGAATATTCTAATGCATCAGCCATCATGTCGATTGTTCTCATATCGTCCATCTTGACATCTTCTTTAACCTTGATATTATCCATATCAATTTCAGGCTGCATTGTTGCATATACTGCCCAATATAAAGCAGAAACTGTATCATCATGGTTTCCTTTTGCAGCTGCGAAAACGTTTGGAGATTGTTCTTCAAATCTCGATAATTCAGCAATAGTTACACTGTCATGAATTTTCAAGATTTCAGCGTCAATAACTCTCTTTAATTCCATACAAGCGTCAAGCTTAGAACGTTTGTCAGCTTTTGTTCCTAAACCTTTACCAGCTTTTTCAGTATTAATAAGGTTTGTATTTTCAAGAGTATACCAAACTTCTTCAGTAACTTGTTTACCAACGTCGTTATTTTCAATGATATAATAACAGTTATTATACATCTTTGATAGATAGTCAATTATACGAGCATATTCACCAACTCTGACTTCATTAGACCTGTAAACAGCAACTTGTTCCATGTCATATTTGGAACGAATCTCAATAACCTGAACACAAGAATAGTCACCACCAACACCAGTAGCACAGTCACATCCCATAACATAGAAATGTCCAGGTTGAGGTTTCTTATAAATGTTTAAACTTAAATCTTCAAATAATGTTTCTACGGGTTCGGCTTCTACTAATTTTTCAAGAATATTACCGCTGACCAATGTATTAGAAGAACCTAGGAACGAGCAATTATGATGAATAATTCCGTTAGTCGTTGTATATAGTTCTCCATCAACTACAAGAGGAGTATATACTGTTTTTACACCGACATTTTCAATCTGTATGACTAGGCTTTGGCCAAATGTATCATTTTTAACAATACTGCCTTTTTTTAGGTCTTTAGCATAGATATCATTATTATTTTCGTCTTTAAACCTGTGGTCTAAAGAACAGGTAATTTCAGAATTGTCAAAATAAATATGAACAGATTCTGAGGCTTGTTTTTTAAAACCTTCAAATTTCTTGAATGTGTCACCCATTTTTATAAACATAAGATTCCTTTATTTTGATAAGATTGTTTACATTATTTATAAATAATATAAACGAAAGAGAGGTTTTATGCTAAATTTAGACGTTACACCGTCAACAATGACATTGAATGAGCTCCGCGAATGGTTGAAAGAATGCAGAAATGAAATTTCTGACGCATACGACCAGGATGATATAGCTAGAGCTAATAAGCTAAGTGATATTTATGATGCAGTTAAGAGTTTTGAAGCAACTGCAGCTAATGAAAGTTTCAAAGACTTCGTAAAATTTAATATGCTTTCTGAATCTATTACAGAAGAAGGTAATAATACTTACCTTATTGAAGTTGATGAAATGATTGAACATATCAAGAAAAATGTTAAAAATGCAGATATTAATATTGATATGACAGCTAATTTCGATACAGACAATAATCTTATTGATATTAGTCCTTTAACTGTTGATATTTCGTTCGATTTGGAGTTCCTGGACGAGAAACAGCATATAGTCCTTACATACACACCTGTAACAGAAATAACGTCTCTGGATATCGATTCTATTCCCGCAAAGGACTATAAGGTAACATCTAGTGATGAAGGTGTAATGATTGCTTTCAAGTCTATTTCTAACCTTGCTGATGAACTTGGTGAAACAGAATTTACAGAAACAATCGAATGGCCATTTGAAATGTCTTTCAAGAGTGCAACTGTTGAAAAGAAGTTCAATAAGAATGCAACTCTTGGTGCTAAGATTGTAGCTTTACTTGGTAAAGACCATCTTATTGATAAGGTTCAAGGCTATCAATCTGAACACTCTTCTGGTTCTAACCGTAAGACCAGAGAAAAGAAAGAAGAAGAAAAAACCAGAGTTGCAGTTCGTGCAAGAGCTGGTAAAACCCGTTCTGAAATTCTTAAGGATGTATTGTCTTCTATTCCTGGAATTACTTCTATGCAGGAATTTGATGTTCCAGGTGAAGGTAGATTCTTCAAGCGTATAAGACTTACATTTAACGGCGGTTATTTCGATGTATTCAACGGTGGTATTGATTTCTTAGTTAAGGATAATTCTGAAGGCTTCGGTAATCAGAGAGAATTCCATGCTACTTCAAGCCTTGATTATACAAGAAATGAAATGGCACGTTATATTAAGAAACGTATTGACCAGATTAAACAAAGAGCTACACAGCAACCGACTACAAGACCAGGTTTGTTAAGAACGCCTAGAGCTAATACAATCGGTAATGATGTAAAGGCTAAGTATAGAGAATTCGTTGAAAAAGCTAATTCTACAATAAATGGTAGTGATGTATATCCTACTAGCGAACTTGAGACAATGTATAATTATCTCTTGGACAATGAAAGAGAATTAACTGACCCTGAAATGGTTAAAATTAATGAATTAGCTGAAAAGCTTGACATATTTTAATTAAAATTTTAAATAAAAAAATAAAGACTTAGAAATTAATCTAAGTCTTTTTAATTATATTCTTTTTGATTATTAGTCTCTGCTCAAGAAACCTGCCTGAGTGAGTGTATAATCAAAAGATTCTTCGATTTCGCCTTCAGCTTCTGCATCAGCTTCAGCTGCGGTTTCACCCTGAGGCGGCTCTGCATCACTAATTGTATATTCAACACCGTTGGTATCGAGGTCTTTGAAGAACTTCTTAACCTGTGCCTTAGTACCGTTAACCAAGAAGGAAACAGTATCAGTTGCAGTAAGTTCAACACCAGCAGCTGGTCCGATATCTTCCAAAACAATCTGAGCAGTTTCATCATCATTGAAACTTACATATACTTCATTAGAATCAGACTGTGCAGCTGGTTCAACAAAAGTACCGTAATCAGCAAGGAGTTCTTTAGCTTCAGAAACCTTCTTAGTAATTGTGAATGTGCCATCTTCGTTCTTGGTGAACGGAATGCCATTATGGTTGAGCTTAGCAGTAATACGTAAATCAGCAACACCATCATTCTTCTTGAAGATTGCAATCTTACCGCTAGAAACAGCTCTGGTCTGACCTTGTTCGTTAGCAATATCAAGCTTAGTATAAAGGTCCATAACCTTTTCATTTTCTTCAGCAGTCAATTCGTCGCTTCTTGCAGCAAGTGCGTCGATACGGCTCTTGATAAGGTCATAGTTCTTACCACCCTTCTTAAGAGAAGTAATGGAGTTATTAATCTTCTTGATAAGGTCTTTAGCATCCAAAGCACTATCATCACGAGAGTGAGTAGTTCTTGCAAGACCTTCAGCAGTCCAACCGCCCTTAGGAATACCATCACCAGCATCAAGGCACTGATTAATGTAGTTTAATTCCTTATTTAATTCTGCAACATAAGCCTGGTTTGCAGTTTCTGGCATTGCAGCGAGAACAGTTTCGAAGTTAGCAGCAAGTCTGGTAGCTGCGTCCTGAGAACAACCCTTACTGTTGGCAGACTTAAAGTCATTTTCAACCTTGGATGCACCTTCAGCAACACTAAATTCCTTAGTTTCGCCACCACGACCGACACTCAAAGAAACAGTGCCAGCGTCTTCAAGACCAGCGAAAGAATCAACATACTTACCACGGAAACGTGCCATTTCAGAAAGAATGGAATATGCTTTTGTTCCAGTAGCATTACGAGCTTCCATAGATTCCATAAGGGAACTTACGGCTTTATCGAATGAAGATTCTGTATTCTTAACTGTAAAACCAGTGGATTCGAGAATATATTTAGCTTCGTTTAGTTTCATTTTAAACCCTCTTATTAAAAAATTATTGTTATTTTATATTATTTATAAATTTTTAATTGTAATTAAGGTTATTTATGTTAAACTTCCGAATTTTTGCATATTCTCCAGCATCTTTATGAGAAACTACATCTACTCTTGTGTTATGAGGGTCAATTTCTTCTGGTTTTATTATCTTTATCATGTTCCACTTAGCTAATAGGAATGCAATAGAATTACGTCTATCTATATCTTCCATACTGACATTTCCAAATCCTGGAAAGCCATTTTTAGAACGTGACATTACAAATAATTGCTTAAAATGTGCTAAATAAAAAGTATCGAACTGTTCAATTAAATGACAAGATTGGTAAATCTTTTTCTGTTTCTTATCTACAATACCGATTCTTGTCAAAGTTTCACGTATAATACTAATATCGACAAGTGGTTTTACTTCAAGAAGCTTGTTTGTTGGGTACATATTAATATTCCTCTGGCTTCCATGCGAATTCTTTCAATTCATTAGTAAATAACTGGTTGGCAACAGTTACTGGACTCAATTCTACACCATATTCTACAGAAAAACACTTGATAATGATATCTTTTACTTTTGTATACCTTACAAGGTCACTTTCGGTCAACTTTGCAAAACCGTAACCTGCATAGCCTTTTTGTCTATACAGTTTATCTATTTCTTTTTTAAG